TATAGGATTTTTTAATATCAATTACTTTGTTTCTTTCTCCATCAATTTCAAAAGCAGTGAAGGCATCACTAACACTAAAAACATTAACTAGTCTAGTAGATGGTTGACTCTGATCTCTAAAAACAGAACTTAGTGTAAGATATGTTGGTGTTACTCCCAGTCCATATTTAAATACAACTTTTTGGGTATTTGAATCATAAGACACAACATATGGTTGTGTAGGATCATTATTTTCTTGATTGATTTGATATCCACTGTTCAGGGTAAATCCTGCGTCTTTCACGCTAACAGCAGATCCACTGAAATGATCTACAGGATTTGATCCTCTTACAACAGTAAGAGTATTGCCACTAATATTTGATACTGTTAATGTTTCACTACCAATAGTAAGTTGATCATTTACACTAAAATCAGAAGCACTTGTTACAATGAGATCTGTTCTATCACTAGAGAATCCAGCATGATCAACACGAACTTGCAATCTTGGTTCAAGATTGTCAGTTTTATTTAAATCACTATCACCAACAGTGAGAATATCAAACTTTTCATAACCAGTTCCCCTATCAGTAATAACAATTTCTGTTACAGGTTTATTATTACCAATTTGCTCTACCTTAATAGATGCTTTAGCACCAGATCCTTTGCCACCAGATAAAGCAATATCATTATACTGTCCGACCGTATAGTTATTACCACCATTTAAAATTTCAAGTCTTCCGATACCAGTATCATTGAGAGTCGTTGCTATGACTGGGGTTTCAATGATTACTTCTTGATATACGGCAGATTTTACAACAAAGGTAGTAGTAGTTGTGCTGTCATCAGGATTAACACCAATTACAATTTTCTCTCCTTCTGCTACACCATGATTTGTTCCTGTAGTAATAAGAGCAACATTGTCTTGAATATTGGAAATAGACAAATTCTCACTTAAAGACTTAATTGAGATAATTTGTGCACCTGGTGTGTTAAGTAAATCAGAACTAGAAATGAATAGAGAAGAGGAAACTGTAAAACCTGCTTGAGTAACTTTTACTTTTACGCTATTTTGTGAAGCAGTAGCCTCTAGCACCTCACCTTTAGCAACAGGAAGTGCAACACCATCACCTAAAGATAAAATTGCACCTTTTGTGTATGATGCATTACGATCAAGCAGTAGTGTTAGTACTGATGTATCTGAAGTTATCGTTCCAGAAGCACTCCAAGACCCTGTGACCGACTTAATTGCAAATGTAGTACCAGAGAACACATTACCCACAACACGACCTGTTGCTGCTCCTTGTGTGACTCTATCACCATCAAATAGATATGCAGATTCTTTTAGAGATACAAATAATACTTTATCAGTTTGAGACTCAATTGAGAGTACCGACTTTCCTATTACAGACTCAACTTCTGCATCAATGCCAGTTCCATCAGTTCCACTATTATCAATAACTAACTTGGAACCAACTCTAAAGTTGTCAGAAGAAGATTCTACAGTTGCAGATGAAATATTTCCACTAATTACATCTTTTATTAGTAATGATGTACCACCACCATTATTTTCAATATCACTAGTTCTTAATCTTCTTGCATTCTTTGGTAAATCATACTGATTTAATTTAGAGTTGTAGTTGGAGTCAACAGGTAAAGAATAATAACACTTACCGATAACATAAGGGAATACAGGAGCATTCTGATCATCCACCGTGATGAAGTATGCATATGTACCTTCTGGGAATTCTGGTGTGACACAATAACGACCATTATTTTTATCTAGTGTTCCTCTTTCATGGATATAATTCCAATCTTGAATGAACGTTCCAATTGGATATGTAGTTACATCAGGACCATCAACTCTTGTAGATGATGGACCATAACTAGATGTCATTCTAGAGAGTGGTGAATTTGCATCTAATCTATCTCTGTATCCAAATGGACCATAAATGGGATTTCCATCATAAGCAAATCCAAGAATAGGAGAGTGAGTAGATCCATTGTCATTTGCTCTCAAAGTAGCAGGAGATGCTAGATATGCATATCCCTGACCATTAGAACTTACGTAATTGGTAAAGAATGTACCATTCTCAGAATCTACGTTTGTCTTTACAAATCTGTCTTTTCTCCATTCTTTGATATTGGCAGTAGCAACAGCACCAGATCCAACAGGAATGATATCTACTAGTATATTTCCTTGAGTGTATCCTTTACCACCATTTACTTTAACAAAACCAGTCAATTCACCAGCAGTTGACACTTCTGCTTTAAACACAGCAAATTGTCCTTTGCCTGCAAGATCAGCAATCCTTACTTCTGGTGGTGAAGAATAATATTCACCAGCATTATCAATACTAATACTGGTAACCTCACCATTAGTAACAATTGGAGTTACTGTACCATTTCTGCCAGATACAACTTCAACTATAGGTGTATCAATATAACTTCCTGCTGTAGTAATACTAATTGATTCAACTACTTCACCAGCAAGATTTGCAATTGCTTGATTAGCAACACCATTAACAAGAATGAATGGTGGTTTCTTATAACCATTACCTCTCTTGTTAACAACAATATTTTGAAGAGGTCCATTGAGAATCACATCTTCATCTTTGTAACTTAGGAAAGGAACTCCATTTGTGGCAATACCAACGTCTCTAAATTGAGTCTCATAAGACTCAGTAGTTGAGATAGGTCTTTTTCTTAAGATCTTAAGATGCTTTTGATCTGCCGCATCAGCAGGGAGTGTGCCAATACTATGAGATGGGAATCCTGAAGAAGCAATGTAATAAGTATCAGAATCCTCAAAGATTGCAGATACATTAGAAACTAAATCACTTACAGCAGGTGGAGTTCCACCAATAGTCCATCTAAGATTATTTTGAGAATCAAAGATTCTAATATCATCCGTGAGGAATCCTGCATCGGAAATATCTACAGAATCACCTGTAGATGAATATGGAAACTTAGTTTCTGCTTCTAGATTGTATACAATACCGTATACTAATAACTCTACACCACTACCACTTACATTAGAACCAAAGAATACAGGATCTCCATCGTTGTATACACCATTACTGGTCCTAGATTTAATAACGAATTGATTTACATTCTTTTCTTCATAAGAAAATACTTCATTACCAACAGTAAACGTACCTTCATTTTCCCAACCCATTGTGGAAAATACATTAACTCTATCACCAACACCTAATCCTGGTGAAATATTTTTGGTTAATTTAGTTCTAGCAGCAACTGAAAATGAACCATTAATACTTCCGTCTGCTAAAATTAGTTCATATAAATCTTCACCATCAAACTTACCAGAATACTGAACGTTATCTACAATAGCAGAAGCATATTCACCAGTAGTTTGTGTGATCTTTCTACCAATAAGATCGTTAACGTTACCTGATAAAACCTTTGCTTTGATTGAATAGTTGCTAGTCCAATTAGAATCTGATGGTTTTAAGGTATGTTCTCTTGGATATAAAACTTGTGGTTCTGGATCATCGTCAACAAGACATTTGAACAAGAACTTAATTGATTGATCAGTACCTTTCGCTTTGTAGAAAGAAGTAATGTTTTTGATAAGTGTTCTCTTATCAACATCACCTTTTAAATACTCTTCGGGGAAATTATCTAGATATTCCTTTTCAAAACTTTTTACTAGAGAATATAAGAAAAGATTACTGATATTCTGTACAGTAGAACCAGAAATATGATTGCCTGCTTGAGTAGTTACAAAAGTACTCTTCTCGTATAAATCACCAATAGTCGTGTTTCCACTAACACCACGACTTACTTCTAAAAACTGAGTATCAGTTCTTTCTCTATAAAAACAAATCTCATCATCAATTTTGATATAACCACCATTCTTGGGGAATGAAGTTGCATCAACAACACTAATTGTAGTGTCTACATTTTGAACATACGCAGATGTAGTAGTTGACTGTTTTAATACATTCTTCTCATAAAAATCAATATCACGATACTGTTGGAGATTACTAATAATATCCAACGGTTGACCTTGAATTTCAATCTGCTCATAGTACTTTTGTATGAACTTAGTAAAAAGTTCATACTCTTCGTTGATGAAATCAGGTAATTGTGACTCAATTAAGAATGAGATTTTATTCGCAGTTTTAGGCACTACTCTTTATACGCAACGAATTTACTGTTTGATACATCTACAGATAGATACATCTCACGTTTTACTTCAATATCCTTATTAGCAGGTTTGACACGCAATTCAATACGATTGTCAGTAAAACTACCTTTTAGGATAGTGAAGTCATAAATTTTAATTTCACCTGTGTCATAATTAACATCACCAACAGAATCATTCAAGACAATTTTGTCGCCAGTGATAGAATCTAGTCTATATAGGACTAATTTGCCACTTCTATCTTCAAGATATGAAGTATAAGTAGGGTGCTCAAAGACAGTCATACCAGTAGATGAAACTACAGGATCATCACAATCTTTTAGGAATGCATTCTTATAACAAATTTCATAGTATGTGGATGCATTTATTTGTGCAATAAAATCTTTCCTCATAGTAACAGTGGTATCATTTGAATTGATAGCACGTTCAGAACCATCAATGACACCAACGAATTTTGAATATCTAAACTTACCATTGAACTTTTCTGTTCCTGAGGTAGTCAAATAATTTTGTACGGCAGATGATACCTTTGAAGCAATATCTGTAGATAGTAACTGAGTTTTAGTGCCATCAAAGTATACACTTGTATTCAATTCTACGTAAAGAATAGAGGGATCAACAAATTCTGGTCTGATAGAGGCAACAGTGTACTTCTTAAGTTCAGTTTTTAGTTGATTCTTTGTAAAAGTTGAAAGAGATGCCGCTTCTGATGGTTTTACTGAAATAAAGACTTTACCATATGCAGGTGGTTCTTGATCTTCTCCTCCAAATACAATAATATCGCTAATAGCAGGATAGATCTTCCGCACAATTGCAGAATAGTCATTACTTGTAACTGCTCTATTTTGTGAGCCAAAGTATTTTGGTGCATTATATTTAATTTTAGAGACTGATTCTATAGTTGCACCTCCGCTTGCTGCGGAAGTTGTTATTAAATCTGATACGGAAAACGGAACTCCTAGTGAATTTCCATCACCATCTACAACAGATCCGTTAAAAATGAAGTTGTTAGCACCATTAGTAACAGGTCCATTAGTAGCAACGTATGAAATTTCTACTATATTTTGATTGCCAAGTTTCTTTCCTAGTACGCCATCACCAAAAAAGATCTCATATCTCTCATCTTCAATTTCACTAATGAAGTATACAGTATCATCTGCACCTACTTCTAAGATATTTTCTGCTTTTTCAAAAATAGTCTCTACTGTAGAATTTGCATTTTCAAATACTTTAACAGTAAGTGTGCTAGTATCAGCACCATTGTTCTCAATAATAAATCTTTGATTCTTAAGTGAGGTATCTACAAGTGTTTTTGTATTAATAAGAGTACCCTCATAGATGGGAAGATCCTCAAAAGTAGCAGTGCCGTTGACAACTGGTTGTTTATAATCTTCTTTTACTACGTATTGATACAGAGAACCGTCATAATTTGTAACAAAACCACCACCTCTCTTAAGAATTACATTACTAGGTGCATTGTTAGGGAAGAATAACTGCAAATCAACTCCTGCTTTTGGAGAAGTTATTGATTTTGGTGCATATCCTAACTGTTTCGCTAGTGCTACCACATTGTCTCGTAATGTAGATGAATCTAGGAACAGTTCATTGACTACCATGTTGGCGTTAAACGCCGTGTAGTACGTGTTATATGCCAATACATCAATCAATTGACTGATGACCGATCCTTCAAAGTCATAGTCAGTAAATTCTGTCTCTGCTCTCATGTATTCTTTGAGAGCAGTTTTAATATCAGCGAAGTCTAAGTTATTTACTTGGGTATATGGCATTATCTCGTCCTTGCAAGGAAGAATTCTATGTTGGTGGGTAATACATCAGAACCTGTGATTGCATATTCCATGGTTACCATGAAACCATTATCTTGATAATTTGGTTTCACATCAAGTTTAGATACTGCAATACGTGGTTCAAATGTATTCAATGTATATAGAATTGAGTTCTTGATGATAGCACACGTTGCAAAATCTAAAGGTTCAAATAATTGACTTCTAATATCAGAACCATAGTCTGGTTGAAACAGACGTTCTCCTCTATTTGTCAGTAAAAGATTAATAATTGCTTGCTTAACAGCAGAAGCATCCTTACTAACAACTAAGTCATTAGTAACAGGATGCTTCTTAAAATTAATATTAATGTCTTTGAAAGACAATCTGCTCGCCATTTACCGACAATATACGAAGTCAGTAGTTATTTAGCGACTTTTACTTAACTGAATAGAACGTGTACTTCAAGAATAACTCTTCTCCCTTGCGAATAGGACGTGTTGTCTTCACAAAGTAAAAGTTCTCCTCGCAATATTTCACGCAATTTGGATCATCTGAGTGATTAAGGAACCCACCTAGGGGAGTCCTATAGATCACTTCATCTACAATTACATGTGACATACCCAATACATCACCAGCAGGGATATTCTCTTTAGCGAAAATACCCTGCCCTGCAACCATACTATCTTTTACATGTAGTCTACTTGGTAATGCTTGATACATTTCAATTACTAAAATAATCTAAATCGTTAGTTCCTGCTTCAATACGTGCAAACTTAATTGCAATTGTATAACGATACTTGTCTCCAATCAATGCCTGTGGTTTTGCACAATGAGGAATACTTCCATCAAAAATACAAATACGACCAGGTACATATGGATTCAAGTATACCAGTTCAGATTGATCCTCTTCGTAGAACGCTGTCTCGCCGCCCCAGTTGGGTTCCCAATGACGATTGGGATAAACTAGCATGGTGACCACTTGCTTTGGTCTAGGACCATCCACGTGGATCTCATGGGAATCATTAACTAGTCCTAAGTTAACATATGCATTATCAAATTCATGCTCTTCAGGATCAATGACTTGATTGAAGTTTGCTACACGATCATTATCATGAAAAATACACTTCATGATATTATCATCAGGAATATTTGCTACTCCTTCTGTATCAAGAGTTTCTTTCCTTCCACAATCAGGACACAAAGATCTTCGGAGTGCTGCACCCTCCTGATCCTGTGCAATTAACTTAGTCATATTAACTTGTGGGAGATCGGCACGTAGACGACGATCAGTAATATTTTGAATATCAAAATTACTTACATTACATACCTTATATTGCAAACTAATGCAATACGAATACAATGCATCCATCTCGCCAGCGGTAAAAGCATCATCTATAATAGTAATACTTCTATCTTCATCTACGTCAATCTTATTGATTTTCATAATCCTTTAGAGTTTTTCGGTGTTTTCGCTCGGAGACCACGCTCCTAAATGTCCTCTACAATCCTTACATTGTAGATACTTTTCTCCATAACACGTTGAGTACGTCGGGCAAAATGAAAATCTAGTCTCTTCTTACCCCAGTACAGACCGACAAGCCATAGTGTAAGGACGGCACCTTCCCAATATCCGATGTCCATCCAAATCTTGTAAATCCATTCCATTACTTGCCTTGACCTCTGTAACGCTTCTTCTTACCGTTACGACTAGTCGCAGATAGTTTCGTATTCTTTGAGCTACCCTGACGTGTCGTCTTAGGGATTGAAGGAACATAGGTTCCACCTTTCATCATCATAATTCAATACCAGTTGGTTTAATACTATTATAACATGCAGACTATTCTTCTGCAACCTCAATTTGATCCTCTGCTGTGTCTGCAAAAACATTTGGAGAATATTCTATTACAGGATTCTTACCATCAACCACATCGCCAAATAATGATAGTGGTTTACCTTCCACAAGAACTGTTGGAGAACATAGTCCAGTGATCGGTTTACCTGCGTTGGTTACACAGACAGGTGGAAACCCTTCGGCATATGGCATTGTGA